ACCATATACCCAAGCGTTGCCAGATTGGCTTAAATTTTTCTCACTTGCAATATATCCGCCGACTTCCCCTGTTTCAATCCCACTAAACGAAATTAAAGCTTTAATTCTAAAAAGTTGTACGCCGAAAAAAGTGATTGTATCATCTACTAATAATTCATATTTTTTCATTTCTATTGCTCCTTTGGATATGGTAGAGCTAACAATTCAGGTCTTAGCCCCTCTGGTTTTTGTGTATCGTATGTGAATTGACGGTCGCAGTTGCGAATGTTTTCCCTTGCGATATTATTGAACTGATTTCTGCCTTGCTGATACACTTCGATAATTTCTCGATCCAGCTTTTCTTGTTCTTTCGCTTGTCGTTGTTTTTTTTGCTCATTATTTTCTATTAGAAGCATTGCTACAAATAAGCAAATAAAGACGGTGGCAATTCCTAAAAGTTGACTTGTTAGTGTCGGTTCTGTCATGTTAAACTCCTAATAAATTTTCCAAGTCAGCGATGCGCTGATAAAGTATTTGGTTTTCCTCTCGTGTTTCAATCAATTCACGGTTTAAGTCCAACGCAACCAATCGCCAGTCTGTGTTGACTTCAATTTTTGTTGTGTTAAAAAACCATTTTGTAAGTTTATCTAATAGTTTCATGTTAAACTCCTAATTGTTTTTCTTTTTTAAGATTTTCTAGCATTTCTGCCAGAGTTTCTTTTTTAGTTCTGTAACGATTTCTGCTTTTCCATTTAACGAATAATCGAAAACCTTCATAATTGATAAATACTAACTTGTGAGTTGGATTGTCAATGAACTGTTTAAAATCTGGATGATCTCGCATTTCAGTAGCCCAAATTTTAGCAGTTCCAACTGTCAGACCTTCCCACATTTGGCAAAGGTGTTTGTAGTCGCCATGTGTGGCCTTTTCATTGACATCCACAGGTTTGTAGGTAATTTCCGCTTTAGGCATGGATTTTCCTTTCTTTTTGTGTTATAATTCAGTTAGTTATTTTAGTAAGCGCCTGACTTTGTTAGGTGCTTTTTTTTGAATTAAGCCACATCTTTTTGCTCAATCAGTGGCAAAATTCCTTTTTTATTTTTAAGTAAATCGTAAAGGAACAAACGCCCTTTTTGAGTCCAGTATGTATGCATCTTGCTATAATCTGCATCAATTGTGTGAGTTTTTGATTGAGTATAACCTTTACCTGCGTATTTTTGATACAAGAGCCAAGTATTCCCTTGTTTGAATTGAATTTTCAATTCATGGAGAATCTTATTCAATTTTTTTGCGCTCATTCCATAATCTTTTGCAATTACAGAAATTGCCACTAGCGATTTGTTTTGTAATACCAAATCATAATAAGATGCTTTAGGTTGTAGTTCTTGAATGATTTGATTCTTTTGAGCCACTTCTTCCTGTGCTTTCAGACGTAGTTGTCGTTCTTCTTTTAGCTTCTGAAGTGCTGCGATTGCCATGTCTGGATTCTCCAGCAGATCATCAATAGCATAAAGACCGTGTTTGCGGATAGCTGGCAAAACTTCACTGGTCACCCAGTCTGTAAAAGCTTCCGCTTCTTTTTTCTTGCTCTGAAAAATCAATTTATATAGATTGCTCTCAGAAACAAATTTCATATCTTGCTTTCTTCCAAGGCCATCGATGACCTCATTTGTAATGACCCCATCTTGTTTAAGCCTTTTCAAAGCTTGACTTGGATTGTTTATGTCTAAGATTTTACACACATCCGCGTTGCTAAAATACGGATCATTATCAATAGTTACCGTACGGACCTCTTGCCCGTGAAAGTTAAAAACTTCATTCATGGTACTTCTCCTTTCTACTCAATCCCATAATCTTCAATAACCTGAAGAATAAAACTGTTCGCTCGTGGACCTTTAGTCGTTCCACTAAGAATATTTGTCACTTCCTGTCGTTTAAAGCCATAAGCAACCGCTAGAGTTGTTTTTTTAATGCCCTTGTCTTTCAAAAAAGCATTAACTTTCTCACGACCGTTTGCGATGTCTGGCATATATGTTCCTCCTTATCCCTAATTTATGTAAATAAGAAACAACTAAAAATTAAACTTTATTTGTGTTATTACTTGACAAAATCTATAATAAAGTCTAAAATGAAAGCATAATAAAAACACTAATAAATCCACAAATACTGTTCGCCAAAACATTTTTATGATTTATTTTTTAGTTGTTTTTTTAGTTGTAACTTACTTACAAAAACTATTCTATACTTTTTTCTAGATAATGTCAATACTTTTTTCTAGATTTTTTTAGAATATTTTTTGTGACGTCATAGAAAGGTTGATGTATCAATGTTTTCGACGCTAGAAAAAATTAAAGAATTAGCAAAAAGTAGGGGTATTTCTTTAGCAAAGTTAGAAGAAAGTCTAGGGTATAGTACCAATTATTTCTATACCTTAAAAACAAAAACCCCAAACTCTGACCGCCTACAAGAAATCGCCGACTATTTCAATGTGTCCACTGATTATCTTCTAGGTCGTACAGATAATCCGACTATTGCAAGCAACGGTGATGCTTCTGCACCGTTTGACCTTCGAGATATCGCTGCACAATCTATGTTATTCGATGGTAAACCACTTACTGAAGAAGATATAGATTTTATTACAGCAGTCTTGGAGGCACACTTAAAAAATAAATAGAGGTGCATTTATGACTGTAAGAGAGCTTTGCGCCCAAGAGGGTGTGAGCCTATGCTACTTTGATGGAACTGGTTGGCATAGTCCAGGATTCTTCAATCCAACATTGAAGCTTCTTGCTATTGATATAAATCTATCAGAGCAAGACCAAAAACAAGTAGCCCTACACGAACTTGGCCACAAGGAGCATTCACAATACCAATATAATCTCAATAGAGAGATGTGCGAGCTTCAGGCAGACCGAAATATGATCCATTATCTTCTGGAAGAAGAGTTAAAAACCATGGATGATATATCTGAATTTAACTATGTCCATTTTATGGAAAAATACAACCTAAAAACCATTGCTGATGAAACAATGGTCAAAGAAGAATATTTAGCATTGGTAAATTAGGAAAGGATAAATTATTATGAAACTAGGCCCTCGAACACCAAATATAAAAAAGAGAGTATCAGCACGCACGACGGGTGCTATAAATCGTAAAGTTAAAAGAGCTACATCCCCATATTATGGACAAAAAGGCGCAGGTTTAGTCAAAGATCCTGAACGTGCAGCATATAATAAAGTGTACAATCAAACAACTTTTAGTGCTGAAGATGCAGAAAGTTGTGGATACGGATGTGGATGTCTAATATTCATTGTATTAGCTATAGTTATTTATTTCAACATCTTTTAAACTAAAAATCCCCACACTCGCCATCGCCAAACTTTGAGTGTGAGGATATCCTGTATAAGAAACAACCATTAAAAAGGTCATTTTCTTATACCCATTTTATCAAAAAAGTGAGGTAAACGCAATGTGGGTAGAACAACATAAAAGCGGAAAAGTAAATTTTATTGAGAGGTACAAAAATCCATACACTGAAAAATGGTCTAGAGTTTCGGTTCTCATGGAAAAAGATACTCCTCGTATTCGAAAAGAAGCACAGAAACAACTTGAAATAAAGATAGCAAATGTTCTAAGCGATCTGGAAACCTCTGAAATGCTATTTACGGAACTTTTCGACCAATGGTGGTCATTCTATCAACAAGAGATAAAACGTTCTTCTATCGCTTCTTTAAGTGGGAATATCAAAGAGATAAAAGATGATTTTGGAGTAGGTATAAAAGTATCTAAGATTGATCCAAAGTATGTTCAGAACTATCTAGATAAACTCGACTGCTCCAGGAGTAAAAAAGAACGGAACAAGTCTATGTTAAATCTTGCTTTCGACTATGCAATAGACCTTGGCATCATCAAGGACAACCCAGCTAGGAGAGCTAAGCTGCCAAGAATCCAGAAGACATTAGAAGATTGGAAAAAGGTAGATCAGAAATATCTTGAAGAAGACGAAATCAAACTGCTTCTGAAAGAGTTATATCGTAGACCAAGCACCTATCGGATCGGATTGCTCTCTGAATTTATGAGTTTGAATGGTTGTCGCATCGGTGAAGCCGTAGGGATTGAACCACATAATGTTAATTATGAATCCAATACCTTGCAACTTCATGGGACCTATGACCACACTAATGGCTATCAGAAAGGTGAAAAAACATCTCCCAAAACTCTGGCATCCTATCGTGAAACCGTCATGACCACCCGAGAAAAAGAAATTTTAGAAGAGATGGAATTCATGAATGAACTAGAAAAAAATACCAATCCTAAATACAAAGATATGGGCTTCATTTTCACAACAAAAAATGGAGTACCTTTACAAACAAATTCTTTTAATTTAGCTTTGAAGAAAGCTAATGAAAGACTTGAAACACCAATCTCAAAAAACCTTACTAGCCACATATTCCGTCACACATTGGTAAGCCGACTGGCTGAAAACAATGTGCCACTAAAAGCTATTATGGATCGTGTAGGTCACTCCGATGCTAAAACAACAACACAAATCTACACACATATCACTAAAAAAATGAAATCAACAGTGGCCGATGTGATGGAAAAGTATTAAAGTTTGCCCCAAAAATGCCCCAAAACTACAAAAAAAGCCTGTCGACCAAGCTAAAAAGCTTGATACAATAGACTTTTTCTAAATTCATTATTTAACAGCGTCTTTAATGGATGGACATATTACATAACTATATAATAGAAGAAAATTTCGAAAAATAAAGATAAATACGTTTAAAAACTAGTCTAGTTTTATAGGAAAAAATATAAGAGTTTTAAACTTATGCCCCAAAAATGCCCCAAATTTCATTTCTAAACCTGTGGGGCATTTTATTTATGATAAGTTAGAGTTAGTAACAGTATTTTCAACTTGCTTTTCTCTCTATCTCATACATCCTCACAGAATGCAGGACCAGCTCACGGTACTTCCAAGCGTTGACTAGATATTCAATCACTTCAGGATCTTCAATTTCAAAATCAAAGAGCAGCAACAATCTAACCGTATATTCGTTTTTCAAAATCGGAACGTTGTAAGTCACATCAACCCAATGCTCAAAACCTTTATCTGTCTGCTCTACATTTGCTAGTTCAATATTTAAAATCTTCATTTTCATTCCTCCTACTTATCTATTCGTAGAAAAATAAAAAAAGCAGTGAAAAAAATCACTGTTTTTTTTCTACTTTCAGAGAAAAGCTTGGATTTTAAATCCAACCTTTTCGGACAAAACAAAAAAACCGCAAGCTATTGCCTGCGGTCTAGTGTAATAATTTTTTAGTCTTTCTGTTTTTATTTTATTTTGTGGTAATAAAACCGTCAGGCTCAATTGTAAATGCCGGCTTGTCTGCCAATCGGCCATCTGGTAGAAGTAGATACCATCCGTCATTGTAACGTACAAATGTATCTGATTTCATGTCGCCATTTGCAGAATCAAGGTAATACCAGTTATCATAGTATTTAACCCATCCGGTAACCATAGCGCCATCTCTGCTGAAATAATACCATTTATCAGCAATCTTCTTCCAGTCAGTAGCCATTTCCCCTGACTTGTCAAAGTAGTACCATGTCCCATCTGGGCGTTGTTTCCATTTGTCAGAAAGCATATACCCGCTCTCATCAAAGTAGTACCATGTCCCATCAATTTTTTCAAATTGCTCCTTAGGATAAGAGCCGTTAGCTCTGGCATACCAGTAGCCAGCGTCATCCTTTTGCCAGCCTTTTTTCACTTCTTCAGGTTGAGCGTCAGGATTGGTCAAGCGGTAGATATAAAAATAAGGTTGTCCAGCATAATACCAGCGCTCGTCATGATTGTTGATTGAGATACCATTATACGCATAATTACAATGAATGATGTTGTCAGAGTCAATGAACATACCAGTATGCCCGAACGCTCCAGCACTTGCTCCACGTTTGCCCCAGATGAAGATGTCTCCACGCTGAGCGTCACACTCTGTGTTTTCAGCAATCAATTCATAGCCGTTTTTAATCAGCCAGTCATGCTCATACTCTGTATTGACTGCCCAACCAGCAGATGTAGCTCCTGCACTTCTTAATGCATAATAGACTGAGCTTGAACAGTCATAAGAGTCAGGACCATTTCGGTCATCCATACTATAAGATACTTGCCCTTTTCGGGCTTGCATCCAGGCAATAGCCGTTTCAATATTTAGCGCCATATCTACTGCTCCTTCCAAGCATCGTTCATCTGCTTGACTGCTGACTCGACGAATGTGTCCAAGTCCTTATCTGTCATGCTGATGTTGTATTTGCTGAGCTCTGCACGAATCTTAGTTCGTGCTTGCTCCAGCTTCTCTTCGCCCTTGTAGCCAGTTTCAGCAGATACCTGTTCAACTGCGTTGACTGCGTTCTTAGCAAGGATTTCAACGATCTTGACCGTCTGTTCGCCACCCTTCTTAATAAGGTAGTCCTTGACTGCTTTAACTGCGATACCTGCCAAAATGACTAGGATGCTGATTGCTCCATTCGTGATGATTTCACTAATCTGTTGCATTTATATTTTCCTCCACAATTTCCAATGCTAGAAATTTTTCATAAAGTACCTTGATGGCTCCATTGCCACCAAGCTCGACATAACTTTCATAAAGACGAGACAATTCCTCAATCTCATGCTGATTGGTATTGCCTCGTCTAATTGCTTTTTTTAGGTTTTCTTGCAATCGAAAACGCTGTAATCTTTGAAGACCTTTTCCAATAACACTCAATCCTTTGCTATTATCTTTGCCAATGTTCTCAACGTTTGAGATTGTCTTTTCAATAGCGCTAATTTTGTCAGATAAGAGACTGATCTGCTTGTCAGTCTCTTTCGTGTTCTGCGTGCTTTTGAAAGAGAAATAGCTAGGGATGATCACGATTAGAATCGGACTCAATTTATCCAGAAATGCTAGTAATTCCAATCAGACCACTTCCAATCTACTGTCCAGGAACTCGAGTGGTATCAAGATCACTTCCATTCTTTTGGCCATCCCACTTCCAGATTGCAAGAAGGCCATTTTGAGATGGTCCACCTTCAAGTTGCTTGAGAGATTCGCCTTTGTAAGTGAAAGCCTGATTTGCCTGAATCAAGACGCGCTTGCCCTCGCCATTCAATTCGACGTGTTCAGGATCTTCAATCACAAACATATCCCCTGGTCGATAGGCCTTGCCTTCTTCTGCGAATGGGAAGAGTTCAACAAGCTCCTTGTAGGTTGTTCCGTAAGCAATTTTTTCACCCATGATAGAATCTTGAGCCA